GCTGATAGGTATGAGAGACTGATCATAAGCAGGCATCGGAATGTCCGCAAATACACCAGCATGGTGGTTTAAGTACGATGATGTGATCAAAAAGTCCTTTGACGAAGCACGACTTTCAGTGAAACCCTGGAAACCATCCGTTTCGAAAAGAGCGGCGAATTTGGCGACGACAGTGATACCAGCACTGAATTCAATAGAGAGTTTGGTGTGAGCGTAGCCTTCAAACTCAAGCGCCTGGCGACGCATGAGTTCGTAGACAACAGCACCATCTCCTCGGTTGCGTTCAGTTCTTTGATCGCTGTCAATCGTTTCACCAACCAACCCGTTAAACGCATCATTTTGCTGCGTATAGGTTACAACACCGCCAATTGAGTCAGCGGCACTAGCATCTTCATAAGCGATGCCAGCGGCAACCAAACGGGCTCCAACCTCGGACGAGTAGGAACGCAGTAAAGTCCATGTGGACCCATTCCAAGACTCAAAATTACATTTGTAGTCTCCGGTGGGTTCGTCATAGGTCTTGTGAAAGACCAGTCTGAGAGCTCTGCAATTTGGAATCACAGTCTCAAAGCCGGCCTTAGACACGTGAGCCGTCAAGAACGAATCTGGAATCGGAACAGCAGGCGAGGCAAATGGATTGGCTAAAGCCGCCAAATACCGCGCTTGTGCTGCGTGCCCAGTGTTGATGAATTCCAGACGATTTTGTGGGGAAGTTACGGCTCCCCCGGTCCTAGCATTATTCTTATTTCTTGTGTTATTCATTTTAACACAAGAGCGACAGCCAGCTAACAGCGTCTAGCAAGTCTGACCTAACTCGTTGTTCAAATTCTCCTACAATTGAAGGATTGAAATCAAAAGCTCTACAATAACTCAAGAGACTTTGATTGGAATAAACACCCGGAACAACAGGCAATTTATCCAAGTCTCCTTGCTTCATCCAGTAAGCTAATCCTCCCTGTAACTCGCCCTCTAGTCTGTCCTTCCCCATGGCACTCAGAGTTTCGTAGAAAACTCCGACTAAGGGACAAGCTGCGTACAGAGAGAGACCGCACATGCCGACATCTTTCAAATAGTTGTCATAATGTGCAACGCCTCTGGTTGATATGGCTATCATGTCCTTAAACACACTCACTGGTTTTCTAACCATCATCCATCCCATATCGAGGTGGACTGGTTTCATCTGACAAAACTCAATGTGTTCAACTACGTAGACTGGTGGTTCAGCTACCATGTTGAACCCATAGCTAACAAAGAATAAGTCGAAACCATCCAAGAATCTTGGTAGTTCCTTCAAATCCATAATCGCTACGGAGTCATCACCATTGTTAACTAATTTAAAATTAAGTCCTAAAACTTCCTTCCAATGTAGTAAAACGC